ATGATGACCGGCGACGTGCGCGAGGTCAACTTCAGCAGCGCCCGCGTCAGCATGTTGGAGTTCCGCCGCAATGCCGAAGCCATGCAATGGCTCACCCTCATCCCGCGCCTGTGCCAGCCCATCTGGCAAGCCTTCATCGAAGCCGCGGCGCTGGCCGGCAAAGTGCGCCCAGCCGACACCGCCGTCGATTGGTCCACCCCCAAGTGGGACTACGTCAACCCCGAGCAAGACGTCAAAGCCGATCTGGCCGAGATCTCCGGCGGCCTCACCACCATCAGCGAGAAACTGCGCAAGCGCGGCTACAAGCCCGACCTGGTGTTCCAAGAGCTGAAGGCCGACTTCGACCGCCTGCGCGCCGACGGCACGCTCGACGTGATGCTGCAGCTTCAAACCAACCAGGCCCCGCAGGCCGAAAAATCAGCCGCGCCGGCAATTAAATAAATCGTCTCAGTTTTCCGGGAAATGAGACAGGCAAAGGCGAATCATTCGCCGCATGCCTACCGCAGAACCCATCCAAACCCGCACTGCAGACATGCCCCTGGCGGGCCTGCAGATGGAAGTCCGCAACGTCACCCGCGCCGCAGCCGGCGAGGGCGATCTGGCGCCCGCCGCCCGGTTTGAACTGGTTTTTACCACGGGCGCACCGGTGCGCCGGTACGACTGGTCCAACGGGCGGTACTACATCGAACAGCTTGAAGTCTCCTCCGACGCCATCAACACCGAGCGACTGGAGCGCGGCGCACCGCTGCTGAACAGCCACAGCGCATGGACGCTTGAAGACCAGATCGGCGTCTGCGACCAGCCCAGCATCGAAAACGGCCAGGGCATCGTGCAAAGCCAGCTCAGCCGCCGCGACTCCGTGCGCGGCATCGTGCAAGACCTTGAAGACCGCGTTATCCGAAACGTCAGCGTCGGCTACGTGCGCGACGCCATCGAAATGATCGCGCCGACAGAGACTTCCGGCATGTGGGTTTACCGCGTCACCCGGTGGACGCCAATGGAAGTCAGCCTCACCCCCATCCCGGCCGACATGGACAGCCAGGTCCGCAGCGTGAACGGAAAACTTCAAGACGCAGCCGGCCACGAAATCCGCAGCTATCCCTGCGCGGTCACGGTCATCAACCGTGCCGCAGAACCCCAAACGCCCACGGTGGGCGCGACCGCCGAAACCATCACTCCTGAAGGAACCCGCACCATGCCCAACCGCAACGCCGAAGGCGGCACCGCCGCCACCCCGGAACAAACGCAACCGCCCGCGCCCGCCGCACCGGCCTCCGCCACCGACACCCGCGCCGCCGACATCGCCGACCTGTGCGCCCGCCACGGCGTGCCGCAGCTGGCCGCCGGCATGATCCGCTCCGGTACCAGCACCGCCGACGCCGGCCTGCAGGTCCTGGCAGAACTCGCCCGCCGCGACGCCGCCAGCGGCGGCCACCGCAACGTCACCCCGCGCATCGAAACCGTGCAGGACGAAATGCAAGTGCGCCTGGCCGGCATCGAGCAGGCCATCCTGCACCGCGTCAGCGTCGGCACGCAGCTCGACGACAACGGCCGCCGCTTCCGCGGCATGAGCCTGCTGGAAATGGGCCGCTCCTTCCTGGAAGCCCATGGCCAGCGCACCGAAGGCATGGACCGCCTCACGCTGGCCTCGCGCATGCTGCACTTCCGCGCAGGCGGCATGATGGGCACCAGCGACTTCTCCAGCCTGTTCGCCAACGTCGCCAACAAGCGCCTGCGTGCTGCGTATGACGAAAACGCCGGCACCTACACCCTGTGGGCCCGCCGCGCGCCCAACGCGCCAGATTTCAAATCCATGAGCGTCGTGCAACTGGCCGGCGCCCCGGATCTGCTGCAGACCAACGAAGCCGGCGAGTTCAGGTATGGCGCCATGACCGACGGCGCCGAGTCCTACTCGGTGCTGACCTATGGCCGCATCGTCACGCTCACCCGCCAGGCCATCGTCAACGACGACCTGCGCGCTTTCGAGCGTCTGGTCACGGCGTTTGGCTTCGCAGCCCGCCGCCTGGAAAACCGCACCGTCTACAGCCAGCTCACGGCCAACGCCGCGCTGGCCGACGGCACCGCGCTGTTCCACGCCGACCACAGCAACCTCATCACCTCCAGCGCCCTGGCCATCGCCACGCTGGGCGCCGGCCGCACGGCCATGCGCCTGCAAAAGGGCATGCAGTCCGAAGAGCTGAACCTGGCGCCCGCCTTCCTGATCGTGCCCGCCACGCTGGAGCAGACGGCCTACAACCTCACCAGCGCGAACTACGTGCCGGCCACCAAGGCCGAGATCAACGAATTCCGCGCCGGTGGCCGCACCGCCGTCACGCCGGTGGTCGAGCCTGTGCTGGATGCCAACAGCACCAGCGCCTGGTATCTGGCTGCATCCAGCGCCCAGGTCGATACGGTCGAGTACTGCTACCTCGACGGCGCCGAAGGCCCGGTGATCGAGTCCGAGGTCGGCTTTGAAACCGATGGCGTGTCCTACAAGTGCCGCCTCGACTTCGCCGCCAAGGCCGTGGACTACCGCGGCCTGCTGAAGGCCACGGCCTGATGACACCCGGCCGGCCTCACCGCCGGCCAACCAAACCACCACCCAGAACAGGATCATCATCATGAGCACCAACGCAGTCCAGGCCGGCAACGTCATCGACTACACCGCAGGCGCCGACATCTCCGCTGGCGACGTTGTTGTCATCGGCAACATCATCGGCGTCGCCATTAACGACATCGCCAACGGCGCCACCGGCAGCGTCGCCACGCGCGGCGTGTTCACCGTGCCGAAGGTTTCCGGCGCCGTCATCGCGCAAGGTGAAAGCCTTGTTTGGGACGTGTCCGCTGGCAAGTTCGACGACAACGCAGCCACCCCCGCCACCGGCGACATCAGCGGCGCCGCCGCCTGCGCCTGGGAGGCCGCCGGCAACGGCGTCACGTCGTTCGACGTCTACCTCACCGGCGTTCCGGGCACCAAGACCTGATCCTGACGCGCCATGGCCACGCCCTTCGCCGCCCTTGAGTCCCGCGTCAACAGCGCGGCGCTCAGGCATGCCAGCAACGCTGCCTGCAGCGCATTGAATGCGCAAGGCCAGCTGCAGGCGTTCGAGGGTTTATTCGACGCCGCCAGCACCCCGCAGTTCGGCGGCATGGTGGCCGATCTGGCGCCCCAGGTGCAGTGCAAGACGTCAGATGTTGCTGCCCTGGCCTGGGCCGGCGGCATCACCGTGGCCGGCACCGCCTACACCGTGGCCAACATCGCCCACGACGGCACCGGCTGGACCACCCTCACCCTGCGCGAAGCCTGAGCAAGCACCATGGCCGCCCACATCACCCAGCAGATCCTCGCCGCCGTCGCCGCCACCCTGGTGGCCGCCAGCACGGCTGCCGCTGCGCGCGTGTATGTGGACCACCCGGACGAGCTGACCGCCGCCATGCTGCCCGCCATCGTCATCACCTGCGGGCCTGAGCAGATCGAGCCCTTTGGCATGGGATTCCCCTTCGCGCAAAGCCGCACGCTGCAGTTCAACATCATCGCCGTCACCACCGGCGCCGGCGCCGCCGCCGCCTCGCGCGCCCTGGCCGGGCAGGCCGAGGCCGCCTTGTACGCCAGCGAAACCACCGCCCGCCTGGGCGGCCTGGCCAAGGCGCCCATCCTGCTGCAGTCCACCGACCCCAGCGTCACCGGCTCGGGCAAGGAAATCATCGCCGAAGTCCGCCAGAGCTGGCAGGCCACATACCACACCGTGTCGGGCGTGCCCGACGCCGCCGCGTAACCACCCTCAACTTCCACCCAGCAACCCGAGGACACACCACCATGGCCTACTACTACCCCGAAGGCTCCAAGATCTACTACAGCAGCACGTTTGCCGGCGCCAAGACCGTCAGCGCCGTCACCAACGCCTCGCCGGCCGTGGCCACGTCCACATCGCACGGCTACACCGATCTGGACCCCGTGCTGTTCAACTCCGGCTGGGAAGACGCCGCCGACACCATCTGGGAGATCGACGAGCAATCGGCCGACACCTTCCAGCTCGTCGGCCTGGATTCCACCAGCACCACCTACTACCCGGCGGGCACCGGCACCGGCACCACGCAGAAAGTCAGCAGCTGGGTGGAGGTGCCGCAGATCCTCGACATCAGCTCCACCGGCGGCGGCCCCAAGTACGGCACCGTCTCGCCCCTGGGCCGGCGCAACGACATCAAGACGCCCATCGGCTTCGAGGCCATGAGCATCGACATCGGCCTCGGTTACGACGCCACCAACGCCACCTGGCAGGCCATGCTGGCGCTGACGCGCACGTTTACCAAGGTGGCCATCAAGATCGTCGTGCCCGGCGGTGGCCGCCTGTACGGCTACGGCAACCTGATCGCCAGCGAGATGGTCGAAATCACCAAGGGCAACGCGCTCAAGGTCAAGGCCGCCATCAGCCTGGACGGCCGCATGGTCGGCTACGGCGCCTGAGCTGGGCCGGCATGAGATAGGCGCAGCGGGGCGGCTTCGGCCGTCCGTCAGATCCTCCCCCGAGTCTGCCCGCTGCGCCCCTTTATCGGGGCGTTTTTTCATCATCGGGGAACCTATGGCCTTCAATATCGAAATCAGCGACACGGTGCGATTCACCGTGCGCTTCACCACCAAAGACGGCGCGGGCGTCGAGAAGCCCGCCAGCTTCGACCTCATCGCCCGCCGGCTTGACGTGGACGAATACAAAGACGCCCTGGCGCAAGAGACCAGCGTCACCTTCGCCGACTTCCTGGCCAGCGTCGTTCAGGGCTGGGATGGCGTGCGCGACGGCAGCGGCACCCCGGTGGACTTCACGCCCGACGCCCTGCGCCGCCTGTGCAAGGTGCCCGGCCTGGCCAGCCTCATGTTCAAGGCCTACGGCGTCGAGGTGAGCGTGAAGGAAAAAAACTAGAGGCTCTGGCCCGAGCCCTCGCCAGCCAGAGCGCCCCACGCCATGACCCGCCGCCCGACCCCAACAGTCCACTCGCGCACGCCCTGGCCGGCGCCGGCCTGCTGGGCGGCGCTGTGGTTGAGCCCGTTCGCACCCTCTACCTCTGGCCGTGCAACGTGCAGGCCTGGAAATGCTGGCAAGGCGTGCGCACCCAGTGGCGCACCGGCATGGCCGGCGCCACCGGGCTGGACTACGCCGGCGTGCGCGCCTACCTCGACCTGCAAGGCCTGGAGGGCGACGAGCGCCGCAGCGTCTTTGCCGGCATCCAGGCCTGCGAAGCCGCCACGCTGGCCGCATGGTCCGAGCAACGCGACCCCTGACACCGGAGCACCCGCCTGATGGCCGCGCCCAACGAAACCAAGATCATCCTCACCGCCGAAGACCGCACCGGCAACGCCTTCACGGCCGCCCGCGGCAAGCTCAGCGGCCTGGCCGACGAAGCCAAGGCTGCAGCCGGCGGCGTGGGCGCCCTGGGCGCCGCCTTTGGCGTGCTGGGCGGCGTGGCCGCGGGCGCCATCAGCGTGTCAGCGCTCAAGGGCGCCGTGGACATGCTCGACATGCTCGACGATCTGTCTGAAAAGACCGGCATCGCCACCGAAAGCCTGGCCGCCCTGCGCTACGCCGGCGAGGTGGTGGGCACCCCCATCGAGGCCCTGGCCACGGGCGTGCGCAAGCTCAGCATCAATATGTCCGCCGCCGCCGGCGGTGGCAAAGAGCAGGCAGCCGCCTTCCAGGCCATCGGCGTGGCCTTCAAGAACCTCGACGGCAGCCTGCGCGGATCTGACGCCGTGCTGGGCGACATCGCCAGCAAATTCGCATCCTTCCGCGACGGCCCCGAAAAAGCCGCGCTGGCCGTGGAGCTGTTCGGCAAGGCCGGCGCCGACATGATCCCGCTGCTGAACAAGGGCGCCGCCGGCATCGCCGACCTGCGCACCGAGGCCGAGCGCCTGGGCGTCGTCTTCAGTGGCGACCTGGCCGCCAACGCGGCCGAGTTCAACGACAACCTCAAGAAAATCAGCCTTTCCGGCCAGGCCTTCGCCACCACCATGGCCGGCGAGGTGCTGCCCACGCT